GTAATATACTCTTAGCGTATATTTGTATAGAAACTTTGATTGAAAATTTGTTAAACAAAAAAAAAAGAAAGGAGAGAAAAATGGAAATAGATAGAATAAATGATAGCTTTGAATTGACACTCACTAATCCCGAGAATGGGAAAGCGTGGGTAGCAATATTAACAGGGAAAGATGATAAGTATATATTTAAAAGAGAATTTGTTCAGAAAAGATCGAGTGCGTCTAAGATAACTTCTTGTTATATTGTTCCGAATGGATGCATTATCGAAATTAATGATGCTCAAGGGAGAAGATATTATGAAGTATTGAATGGGTTAAGCAAGATAACTCGAGAGCGAGCAATTGAATTAGTGGGGTGATTATGAGAATTAAAATTTTATTAAACAGGCAAGCCTGTCCTCTGCATTTTTTTTTAAAATTAAAAAAGGAGAATTGAAAAAATGAAAAACAAATATTCAATTCTAATTAATGGTAGCGATTTCGCTCATTCTTGGGCTGATGTTGCTACTTTATCAGAAGCTAAGAAATTAGCTTCAGAAATTGCAAAGATTGGATGTTTCTGGTTAAACGATGTTGAATTATTATCCGATGACTTGATACACAATAGAATTACAATTGATGTATATTGTGCTGATGATTTAAAGTTTACAATAAAATTGTCAAAGAGATTGAGGTTGGAATATTTAGAAAAAGGAATTAAGAGGGGATGGTATTCTCCTCTTGTTGTTGAGGAGTTTAAATTGTATAATTCATAGAATAAAAAAAAGGAGAAAAGAAATGAAAAGATATTATGTTGATATTGATACTTCGTTCGGAATTCATAATTATTCCGAACATAATGATTTAAAGTCTGCATTGAAAGATGCAAGAGAATTGGTTAAAATTGGATGTTTCTGGTTAGAAGATGATAAGAGATTATACTGGGATTTAAAAGAAGAGAATATTTGGATCAATGTTTATGATAATCAAAAGGAAGAGTTTGTTTATTCAAAAAAGATCACAAAGAAGTTGAGGAATTACTTATTGAAAAGGATTGAGAAGGGGAAGTGATGAGATGGATATTAAGAAAATTCGGATTGAATTAGGAATGACACAGAAAGAATTAGCAGAGAGATTAGGATTAAGTGGACAAGCAAGAATTAGCGAGTATGAAACTGGAAGGCGAAAGCCTTCCAGGAGAATTGAAATTTTAATTAAAATGATTTATAATCAAGAAAAAAAGAAAAAGCAGAGATAATATTTTCGTGATGGGCAATCCCTCCATTGTATCTTTAATTAATAACCTTTTTTTCTAATCTTATCCCTTCATTTTTTTACATATTTTTTAGTGCATAAAAAGTGCAGTAGAAGTGTATTTCATTTATTACAATTAAAATTAATATTGCCACCAGTTACTTATATGAATTCTCCTTGGACTAAGGATGTTTGAGTTTTTTTCCACTCTCTCTTTTTTCTCAAACATCCTTCTTGAAATAAAAAATGATGGTAATGGTAATGAATATACCAAAAGAAATATACGCTGGTGGCACTTATTCTTGGATTGAACAAATTGATGAGTATCCTGCAAGTTCATATTCTCTAAAAATTATTCTGAGGAATGGTGACCAAAAGAATGAGATTAATGCAATATCTTCAGGGAATAATTATGAAGTGAGTATTTCTAATTCTCAATCTGCGAACTGGATTGCTGGTGAGTATGAGTGTGTATACTACTTTTATAATTCAAGTGAACATAAGTTTATAAGTGCAGGTTATGTTAAGATCCTACCGAATATTCTCACTACTTCAAACAAGCTACACGAAGAAATTGTTCTTGAGGCAATAGAGGCGGCAATTGAGCGAAGAGCAACTAAGGAACAATTAAGTTATTCAATTAATGGTAGATCGTTGCAATATATGTCGTTAGAAGAATTAATCAAGGCAAGAAGTTTTTATCAATATCTTGTTAACATAAAAAAAGGAAAGATCAAAGGATATATTCCTGTGAGGTTTAATGAAATTAGGTAATGTTATTAAAAGAATTTTTGGTATTAATAAAAAGTCACCAGTAATGGTAGGATTAAGAGGATATAAGTCTGCGAAAACGAATAGATTAACATTTGATTGGTTAACTTTTAATCGTTCTGCAGATTATGATGTATTTCAAGATGGATCGAGATTAAGAGCGAGGGCGAGAGACCTTTATCTAAACAATGATTATGTGCGAAAGTATGTATTATTAATGGTTCAAAATGTAATAGGACCAGATGGATTTATCTTGCAAAATCAAGCGAAAGATATTAATGGGAATTTTGATGTTGGAGCGAATAACATTATTGAGAATGCGTGGTATGATTGGGGGTTATATTATGCGGATGTTCAGGGTGTAAGTTCATTTAGGCAATTGTGTGAGATTGTTGTGAAGCAACTTGTAATTGATGGAGAGATATTCATTCGAATTGTGAGGAATAAGAGCAAGTATGGAATTCAATTGCAAATTATTGAGGCTGATTATGTTGATGAAAAGTTGAATGAAACATTAAAGAATGGCAATCACATTAGAATGGGAATTGAGTTAGATCAATGGAGAAGACCTGTTGCATATTACATTAAAGCAATTGATATAGAAAGTGAATTATATGCATCTTTGACAACGACTAAGAATGTAAGAGTGCCTGCAAGTGAAATTATTCATATCTTTTCGAAGGATCGTGCAAATCAAACGAGAGGAGTTAGTTGGCTCGCACCTTCGATGTTGAGATTGAAGATGTTGCAAGAATATGAGGATGCGGCGGTTATCAATGCGAGAATAAGTGCGAGCAAGATGGGGTTCTTTACATCTCAGACACCAATTGGAGAATTTTCGACAAAAGAAAGTATAGAAGTTGAACCAGGGGTATTTGAAGAGTTACCACCCGGATATTCATTTGTAGCATTTGATCCAAAATTTCCAAGTGAACAACACGGCTCTTTTGTGAAGTCGATGCTGAGGGGAATTGCATCAGGGCTTGGAGTATCTTACAATACATTAGCGAATGATCTTGAAGGAGTGAATTATTCGAGTATTAGAGCAGGATTGCTTGATGAAAGAGAATTCTATAAGACGGTTCAAGCGATGGTGATAGAGAAATTATTAATTCCAGTATTCAAAGAATGGTTGCTTGAAAGCTTGACAAGAGGAATTTTGAAAGGAAGTGAATTGGCAGATCCATTGCCAGTAAGAAAGTTTGATAAATTCTTTGCTCCAGTCTTTTATGGTAGGAGATGGGCTTGGGTTGATCCATTAAGAGATATTGAAGCTGAAGCACTTGCAGTTGAGAAAGGTTTTAAAACGAATAGTGAAGTTCTTGCAGATAGAGGAAGAGACATTAATGATGTATATGAGCAATTAGCAAAGGAGAAAGCATTGCAGAAAAAGTATGGATTGGTTGAAGAAGATAACACTAATAATAATGGTCGTAGTAAGAACAAGAGATTAATAAAAGAATAGATTAAGGAGGAATAAAAATGGATGAGAAAAAATTAATTGGTCAAAGTTTTGATAGAAGTTTTAATATTCAAGACATAAGATCGGTAGAAGGAGATGATAGGATATTGGAGTTTTCTTTTTCGAGTGAAACACCGATTGATAGATATAATTACATTGAGATACTGGATCACAATCCAGAGTCGGTGAGATTGCAACGGTTACAGACTGATGCACAGGTATTATTCAATCACGATCCTGATAGAATTATTGGGGTGGTGCTTGATCCGTATATTGATACAAAGGTAAGGAAATGCAAAGGAAAGGTAAAGTTTTCGAGATCTCCAGAGGGTGAGATCAATTATCAGGATGTCTTGGATGGCATCCGTAAAAATGTTTCAATATCGTATATGATATATGATCTTCGTCAGGAAAGCGAAGTGAATGGAAAGCCTGTGTATCGAATTACGGATTGGGAGCCGTATGAAGTATCGATTGTCTCAATACCTGCAGATATAACGGTTGGTTATCAAAGAACAATAAATATGGAGGAAAAGATTATGGAAGATAAAATAAATAACACTAATCAAATTAACGATAACAAAGTTGATGAAAGAGACGAAGCGAAAAGAGTAGAAGAGATTAAAGCTCTTGGTGAAAGGCATAAAGTTCCATATGAATGGGCTATTCGAGATAGAGTTCCAGTTGAAGTCTTCAGAGGTTTCGTTCTGGAGATGAAACAGGATAGCAAGCCACTATATACTGATGACATTTCTCTCTCAAAAAATGAAATAAAGCAATATTCAATTAGTCGTGCAATAAATGCTGTGATTAATGGTGAAGAGACATTTGAAACTGAGCTTTCGAGAGAGCTTGGAAAAAGATTGGGAAAAATTCCAGAAAAAGGAAAGCTTTATATTCCACATTCAGTATTTCAGAGAGATTTAACAGTTGGTGGAGCTGGAGCTGGTGCTGAACTCAAAGATATTGAATTTTTAGGCGGTGAATTCATTGACTTGCTAAGAAACAAGATGGTAACACTTCAACTTGGAGTAAGAGTATTATCTGGATTGAAAGGTGATGTATATATTCCTAAGCTTGCGAGCGGTGCAACTTGGGGGTGGAAGACTGAGACTGGATCATTTAGTGAAAGCACTCCTTCAACGGCTCAAGTTCAGATGACACCAAAAGAAGGTGGAACATATGTTGATTACTCAAAAAAATTGCTTTTGCAATCTAATCCGAGTGTAGATCAGGTTGTTATGGATGATCTAACAAAGGCTGCTGCGTTAGGATTGGACAAAGCAATTCTTAAGGGTTCTGGTGCATCTGGACAACCGAAAGGAATTTTAAATACGACTGGTGTTAATAGTGTTACTTCTGCATCTTTGACATATGCAAAGGCGATTGAGTTTGTGCAGAAAGTAAAACAAGCAAATGCAATAACGGATAATTGTGCATTTGTTCTTGCTCCTGCTGGATGGGCTGTATTAAAAGGCAGAGCAAAGGTATCTAATTATCCAGACTTTTTGATCGATGGAAATGAGACGATGGTTGGATATCCTGTATATGATACTGCACAACTCGGTAACTCTGAAATTATATTTGGGGACTTTTCACAAGTATTACTGGGATTATGGGGTGGAGTTGAACTCACAATTGATCCATATTCCCAAGCTACAAGCAATTTAATTCGTGTTATTGTTTCACAAATGGCTGATGTTGCGGTGAGAATACCTGGTGCGTTCAGTGTCGGAACTGACCTTAGCTAAAATAAGGTGGGAGTGGGAAGACCACTCCCTTTTAATTAAAAATGATGGAGGTAAAGATGAAAGTAAAATTATTAGCGGACATTATTGTAAACGGAAAACCTTGTAAAGCTGGTGATGTGGTAGATGTTGAAGGAGTGGATTATATTGAGATTGTGAAGACAGGAAGGGGAGTTGATCATACAGAAGAGAGTAAGCAAGAGAGGAACGAAGAGGCAAAAGTTAAACCAGTTTCAGAGAAGAAAAAATGAACGAGAATTTAGATCTCTTTTTTGATACTAAGGAATTTGCAATTAATGTTACTTATAGAGATAGGAATGGAGTTGAGAAAATTATTCCGTGTATATATGATGGTGAAGATATAGGAATGATGATGCAAGGAATTGAAGTTATTAATACTAATCCGAGATGTTTTATCAGGACAAGTGATATGGATGCGAAGGAAGGTGATACAATGATAATTAATATGATACAATATAAAGTTATTGGTGTTTACAAGGATGGAAGTGGAATAACAAGATTAGAATTATCAAAAGATGAAAGAGAAGAGGACTAAATGATACCAACGCAGAGAGAAAAGATAATAGATTTACTCAAGCTAAGATTAGAAGAGATAAGAATGGCGAATGGATATAGAACTAATGTGGGTGAAAATGTATATATATGGAGAGTTTCTCCGATAACGGAAAATGAAATTCCTTGCATAATCATTCAAGATACTATAGTTGAGCCGATTAGTGAGAAGTCGGTAAGTAGTATGCAAGTTCTGGATGCTGGAATGAATGTAGATATTCTATGTTATACAAAGGGTGGAAGTGCAGTTAGGGAATTAAGAGATAGTTTGTATGATATTTATAAAGCTGTTGGAAAAGATGTTTCATTTGATAATAATGTGATTGATATAGTGATATTGAGTGATGAGATTACTGCAGAGCAAGAAGATCGTAAGATTGCGGTTGGTAAAATAGCAATGAATATAAAATTTAGAACACGAAAATGGGAGGATGAGTAATGGAAGAGATTTTAATTGAAATTAAAGAAGAAAAGGTTGGGAGTTATGTTATTGATGATGATGGGAATATTATTCCGAATGAACAAGATGAAGCAATGAAAGAAAGGAGTGAAAACAATGATAGCGAATAGATATCTTGTATTAGCCAAGATTGAGACTACTTATGGAGTTGATCCAATTCCAACTACTTCAGCGAATGCAATTATAACAACGAAGCCGACATTTGAAATTATCGAAAAAACACTTGAGAGACCATATGTATTGCCTGCATATGGGAAGCCACCACAGATGAAAGTTGGTGAGGGTGTGAAAGTTTCATTTGCAACTGAGTTTAAGGGTTCTGGAAGTTCAGGGACGGCTCCAAAGATTGGTGCATTGATTAGAGCTTGTAATTTCACAGAGACAATTCAAGCTGGGACTTCAGTCACATATGCACCTAATAGTTCGCAAACTGGGGAGAGTTTAACATTATACATTTATATTGATGGTATATTGCATAAGGTTCACGGATGTGTTGGGAGTTTTAAATTTAGTGGTGGACTTAATGAGATAGCAAAGCTTGAGTTTGAATTCACTGGTTTATATGGTGGGATATCAAAGATAACGGATACGACATTTCCGTCATATACATTGGATACGGTTAATCCAATAGTCTTTAGAAATGCACAGGTAAGTTTTAATTCTGCTAATTATATTACAAAAAATGTTACATTTGATATTGGTAATGCAATATCTCCGAGAAAGAATGTTAATGCATCAACTGGGGTTGAGAGATATTTTGTTAGTAATAGAGATGTTAAGGGGACAATACAATTTGAAGTAATTAGTTTAGGGATAGAAAATCCATTTTCGAGATGGGAGAAACAGACACGAATTGATTTAAGTTTTGTTGTTGGATCTACAACTGGGAATAAATGTGACATATCTATGCCGAGAGTTGCCATTGATGTTCCAAAGTATGGTGATGATGAGAATATATTGATTTGGGATTTATCTTTTCGAGCATTGACAAATAATGGAAATGATGAAATTCAATTGGTGTTTCAATGATAAAGATTAATGATAATATTGAAAAAATTGTTGTAAAAGTTGGAGAAGATGAAATACTCTTCTATGTAAGGAAGCCGAAGACTTCTGAGAAGATTGAGTATCAAAGAAAGATCTTTGATTTTCTTTCGGGGGATAAATCTGGAGAGGCATTCCAGAAGCAACTTGAATATCACATTGAGCTTGGAATGAAGCATATTACAGGATTTAGGGAAGGTGATATTGAGTATGAAGGGAAAATAATTAGTTCAGATGAGAAGAGTGAGAATTATTATCCAAATTGGAAGGAAGTAATAAAGGAACATCTTGGTGAAGTAATTTCGAAAGTGGTAGAGGAGATATACAATGTTGGTAAGGTTGAGGTGAAGAAAGTCCCTTTCGAGAGGAGTTGAAACAATGGTTAGAGAGTTGCACACCAGAGAAGAGAGAAAGATGTCGAAAGAATTTTCCGAACGAAGAAATATGGAAAAAAGCGTGCGAGAGTTGTTTAAGTGTGAAGCAATTCGAACCTTCTATGGAGTTCGCACATATATATCAACTATATCTCCTGCAATATGCAGGAATTCAATTTTCTATAGACGATTTAAGTTATGAAGAATGGATGTTACTTGGAGAATTAAAATTAGCGATAGAGGAATATAGATTAAATGGCTTCCAATAGTGAAGAAGTAAAAATAAAGATAACGGGTGATAATAATTCGATAAAAAAAGCACTTAATGAAGTTCAGACTTCATTAAGAGGGCTTGAAGATGTTACGAGAGGTCCGATAAATGCTTTAGGTGGATTGACTAATTTAATGGGGATAGGACTTACTGCAGGAATTAGTGCAGCAATATATGGATTTGGGAACTTAATGAAGCAAGCGATTGATACTGCAGATGAGATGAATAAAATGTCACAAAAGATTGGAGTGAGTGTTGAATTTCTTTCTAAAATGAGATATGCACTTGATTTGAATGATGTAAGTATTGAACAATTTCAAGTTGCAATGACAAGATTAAGTGCATATATGCAGGAGAATAAAATTACAGGTAATCTTGAAGAACAATTACTAAAGATAGCGGATCAATTTTCGAATTCTAAAGATAGTTCAGAGAAGACGGCAATTGCTTTAAAATATTTTGGTCGGAATGGAGCTGAATTAATTCCATTACTTAATCAAGGTGCTGATGGATTGAGACGAATGATGGAAGAGGCTAAGGCATTAGGATTGGAAATTTCAAAAGAAACGGCAATTCAAGCAGAAAACTTGAATGATCAAATGAAAGTTTTAAAATACCAATTGGAAGGAATTGCTATACAAGTGTTACCTGGATTGCTTGATATGATACAATTTACGGCATATCAATTTAAAAATCTTGGATTGACAATAAGAACTTATCTATATGGCGATAAAGATGCATTGATTGAATTAACGGCAGGATATCAAGTTGAAAAAGTTCAGATGTTGGATAATGCAAAAGCGAGAGAACAATTAAATAAAGTTATGGAAGAGACGAATGAAAAAAGGAAAAAAGAAGAGGAAAGATTAAAGAGAATAAATGATGAATATCAGAAATTATTAGCTAATACTAAAGATGAAATTCAATTCTATATAATGGGTGGCAAGAAAGCTGATGATTATACTAAGGAATTAATAAGATTACAAATTCAATATGATAATTGGATTAAAAAGTTTGGAGAAGCAAAAGCGAAAAAGTTATTTGAGAAACAAGAATTTTTAATATTCTTGAAATATGTTGACAAAATGCCTGCGAAGGAGACAATGATTGATCCAATAATACAGGCGAGGGTGGAGGCATATCAAAAGGATTTGAAGAATTTTCAACAATATTCAACTGAGAAGCAATCATTAGTTAATGATTTATCATCATTTGAAATATTAATGGCATCGATGACAATGGAAGAATATCAGGAAGGATTTTCAATATTAAAGAATAGCATTGATGGTATTATGGAATATGTTGGAAAGCAAAGTGAAAGTGGATTTCAATTATTTAAAGCATATAAAAAAGCAGAGGCAATGATAAGTGCATATAGTGCAGCGGTGAAAGCATATGAAAGTTTAGTTGGAATTCCAATAATTGGACCTGTCCTTGCGACTGCTGCAGCTGCAGCGGCGCTTGCATTTGGATTAGCACAAGTGAGTATGATTAATAGTATGCAGAGAGGTTCAGGAGTTGGTGGAAGTGTTAGAGCAATAGCACCGACAATTCCTACAATTCCGAGAAATGAAATTCCGAAGGGTGAGAATGGTGGGAAGCAAATTACGATAAATATATATGGAAGTGTAGTAGATCACGATAAGTTTGCAAGAGAATTAATTCCAAGTATTAGAAAAGCAGTGATGGATGGGGTATGAATCCAATAATTCTATATTACAACAAGATTAAAGATGCGATTAATATTAATGCAAGTGAAACAGGTTCAGGAAATGTGCTCAATTTAATTGACTATAAACCACATACGATATGGAAAGCAAGTTCTTCTGGAATTAAAAATATTAATATTGAGTGGAGTTCAAATAATTATTTTAGTGCTATTGGATTGGTTAATCATAATATAAGACAAATAGAAGTAATTAATAATTTGAATGATGAGACCTTGCTTAATAGAATTATTGATAATAATGATGTGAAATTATTTACATTTCCACGGACTGGGACAACAGAGATAAGAATAAAGCTAATTAATAATGCAGAAATTCCATATTGTGGTGAGATAATATTGGGAGAATATATGGAATTTCCGCAACCAGTTGATGCACCATATTCTCCATACATAGAAGAACCAGAGATTGACGGGGAATATTCAAAGACTGGTATATTAATTGGAGTGAATTATAAATATACGAAAGTGAGTGCTAATCCGAGATTTAGTTTAATTGATAAAAGATGGATTGAAGAAAATTATATTATATTTTGGAACTATCATGCAAAAATAGGGAAACCATTCTTATTTGCTTATGATCTTGATAATGATCCAGTAGTAATATATGGTAAGATAAATGGAAGGTTAGAACTTTCGAGAGAGATTAGGAATTATGTTAATCTTGAATTCACGATAGAAGGTTTGAAATGAGTAGTTATGATGAAAAAATAAATGAGATTTCAAGAACTAAGATATATCTTGTTAAGATATATCTTGATATTTGCACAAGGACATTTGGAATAAGTCCTTGCAATGCTACTGGAATAAAATGTTATAATACAATAGAGACTTGTAAATATACGAATGCTTATAATAAAAGTAGTAAGGAATATAAGTTCTGTTCATATTATGTTATACATAATCTATACAATGCAAGACCTTATGTAGTTAATGTTGATTTTTATTCACAAGAAATAAAAGAAGATAATACAGTTAGTGGAAGAATTAAGATTAAGATGTATGATGAATGGGATATTGATGTTGAAATGGACCCATATTGGAATGATAGGTATATTAAAATTGAACAGGTTAAAGGGACATTTTGGAAAAAGTTAATTGTGCGTAATCCTAATTATGTAGGAAAAAAGATTGAAGTTTATGAAGGTTTTGATGAAACTTTGGAAAATGATATGAAATTGATGTTTGTTGGCAAATTAGAAAATATTACATTCGATAAGAATACTGTTACAATAGAAGCAAAAGATATTTTAGGTTCATTAAGTGATATAAATTATCCGATTAGTGTTGATGTTGCAATAAGTGAAGATATTCCTGAAATTCACACGGCGAGTTCTAATCAAGGAATGATAAGTTTGAATGCAATGAGTGGAGATTATTGTAAGAGAACAGATTTTCTTTCAACGGACTTATCGCTTATGCCTGATGATCTTGGTGGTTCTCTTACGAGTGGATTATATGACTATATGGTAGTTGCATTTGATGTATATGATAGACCTTTGGCTAAAGTAATAGGAAGTGTGTATGTGGATAATGAAATGGGCGAAAATGGTGTCAGATTATTATGGTTAGATGTTACAAATGCAAGTTATTATTGTGTTTATAAATATAATACTTTTGATCAATATAAAAAGACTTCGTCAACTTATCTGGATGATCTTGGTGAAGTATGGGATGCAGGAACCCCACCAGAAGAGGCTGAAAGATATTATGTATTGAATGGTAAACCAGAGATATTAAGTAATTGGAGTGTTTTCACAGGTTTATTTACGATTAAATTAACAAATAGTAGTTCACTTCCTACAACAAATGGATGGATAAGGATAGAAGATGAAGTTATTAATTATGGATTTAATGACACTGGGATGAAGACATTGTTAGAATGTAGAAGAGGAATGTTTGGAACTCCAACAAAAAGGCATTTAAATATTACAAAAGTTAAGTTACTGGCAAGATACGAACCGCAGAATCCATTTATATTACTTTATAATTTACTTTCGACTTATGTTGATTTAAATAATATAGATAGCACTGCATTTAATAATTATGCAGCTGGCTGGACAGGGATTAATTTTTCTTTAAAACCTGTATTAAAAGATAAGAAATTGAGTGAATTATATTTTGACGCTGTTAATATGTTGAATTGTTATAGCTGGGTTAATGAGGAAGGGAAAATAACGATCAGAAAGTATGATGATGAAATTGGACTAGAAGAGATTAAAGATGATGATATAATTAAGGATAGTGATTATTGTGAATTTTACATTGATGAAAGATATACAAGAGTGAATATTAATTGGCATAAGATTGATTTAACTAAAGATGATAATGAAGATAATTTTAAATACCAGAATTTAAGCATAAGTTCAGTGATGGAAAGTGATAATTGGTATGGAAAGTCAAGAGAGAAGAGTTATAAAACGCTTTTCATTAACGACGATTGTGGAGTTAATGGATTAACTCCAAATGATTACATATCAAGTATTGGTGCAAGTGTTTTGAATCGATTGAAAAAAGCACCATTGATTGTGGAATGTGAATTAGAGATGAAGGATCAAAATAGAATTAGATTGGGTGATATTATATTGCTAACAAGTGATATTATGTGTGACTATTATGGGAATAATTTAAATAAAAAAAAGTTTCTTATTATTAAAAAGGAAATAGTTAATAAC